CACTTTCACCCGCAACAAGTTGGTCGATAAATTGTCTTGTGTCCATATTACGCCTTTATTAATTATCTATTTATACCGACTGAATATTTTTCTACTTCGGAGTCTAATTGAGGTGTTGTTGATTCCGTTGGCACTCTATCTATTGTATTGTCTACATTTTCAACACTTGTATTTTGTTGATCATTTGCAGTTGTATTAAGAGTGCCATCTTCTTCCATTTCTTCACTCATTTGTTCAATTTCTTCATCAGTCATACGAAGAATATTTTTCTTTGCCCATGTTTGTGAAAAATATTTGCCAATATATGGATCTAAAAGTTGAAGCGTAGTAACTCTTTCACGAATTAATTCTGCCTCACGAAGTTCTGTAAAATTGTTATCTTTCTTGTAATCGTAATAAATGTCTTCTTTAAAATCATCCCATTCTTCTTGTGTACAAATACCTTTAAGCGTAAGTTGCACTTTAAGTGCTTGATCAAAAATTTGAGAGAACTTATTACGAAGGCGAATAACAAACTTAGCAAACTTTAATTCATCACGAGTAATTTCAGCAGAGCGGCCAAGAGATGCTAGACCACCGCCACCTTGAGAATCCATACGAGAATATGGAACATTTAATGACTGTAGAAGTTTTTTGCGAAAGTAATCAACATCTTCAATTTGACCAAGATTTTGACCAGCTGGTAATGTGGTAATTTCTGTGCCTTTGCCGCCTTCACGCCGTGGTAACCAAAAGTCTTCAAGCATCGACATATGCTTGCGATCATCACGCATTTCGCCAGTATTTGCATCATAAACCATTTTGTTACGGTATCTGACCATAATATCACGAAGATATTGTTCGGCTTTACCTTTTGGCAAATTACCAACATCAATGTAAAATACACGGCGTTCTGGTGCTCTTGATAAACGGTAAATAACAACTGCGTCTTCAATCATACGCAATTGATTTAATGGTTTGATTGCTTTGTGTAGATACGAAATAACAAATGTATTTTTGGCATCCATCAAACCAGAGTTCACATTAATTACAGAATCTGGCGCAATACGAAGACCTGCATTTACGCCTGCGGTATATGTTTGTGTTGTGGTTCCACGATCATTATATACATAATACTCGGCGATTGATTTAATCACCATAGCACCAGTTTTAATGTCTTTATCTTTTGCTACTTCACGCACCTTACGAATTTTGCGTGGATCAATATAGCGAAGTTCTTGTATGCCTTCTTTTGGATTACTATCGTTTACTATAATGTGAAAGTAAATTCTACCATCAATATACCAACGCTTGAACAAATCATCAGCAAGATTTGAAAAGTTCAACATTCTTTGAACGTTGTTAAACTCTTCAATAATTTTCTTTTTAATTGTTTCCGGTTGTTTTAGTTTATCTAAATTAATAGAAATAACATCGCCGCTACCATCATGTGTAATTGACTCATTAACAATATCATCAATTGCTTGTTCTAGTTCTGGATGATTTGACATTTCTCTATAACGAGTAATAAGTTCTAATTCATTGCGAACAGAACCTTCTAAGTCAACATAAGTGCCGTAATAGGCATTTTGTGTGATGGTAACAGCACCATCATCTAATGCGGGTGTTGGTAGTGCAAATGAGCGTTGCTCAGGTTTTTCGACCTGAGCAACATCTTTTTTACCAATTGTAAAACCAAAAAGGTTTATTGCCATTTATTTTCCATTCTAAAGAAAAGAGAAAAGGCCGAAGCCTTTCCTCTTAAAACACTTGATCGGCTATTGCTTCCCACCATTGATAGGTGAGTGTTACTGAAAACTCCTCAATAGTGTCATTTGAACCCCAATCAACATCAATTGGTGTAATGTCAGTTGGAAAAAGGCCAATAAACTTACATATTTTAAGTCTTCTGCCATCTTTACCATATTGAAAAACTTCTGCATCTTGTGTGTAACCTGTTGGTGTCAAAGCAGCTGCATTGCGAAGATTGGTACGATGTGTATTAATACCATTCATCCAACGCTCAAAAGCATTTCTTACTGCAAAGTCTTCATCGTTGATCACTGTAATTGTCCAATCAGCAAAAGTTCTATTGCCTGCAAATTTCAACTCACGGCCAAAATACTGAACAGGCACAACACCAACAGTAGAGCCCGGAAGTTGTGCTGTTTTACACATAAATGTTGTTTTTGATTGTGCATCTCCTGGTAATGAGTAACCAGGAAATGGTATAGATACTTCAAATAAATTGGGACGAGCACCGTCTCCAACCATTTGTGATCTAAACTGAGTTACGTTAAATGCCATGTTGTTTTTCTCCTGTTATCTCTATTTAGACTGCACGACCAACAATTTCTTCAAATGTCACACCACTTCTTACAGCAACAAAATTCAATTGAATAAAGTTAACTGAACGAGATGGTTTGATAAAAATGTCGCCAACAAATTCATTAGCATCAATTACTTGTTGAGTGTTATTTGTTTCGTCACAAACAACACGGAAGTCAGTAATGCCACGGCGACCTTGCACATCACGGAGAAATGGCTCAACTAAATTAACAAATTGTGCTCTTGTAAATTCGTCATTAAACTCAAATAAAGAAGAACGAGCAGCACGAGAAATTGATTTTTCAAGAACGGTAAACAAACGACGGACATTAATACGATCAAATGCTGATGGGCGATCTAATAATGTTTTATCGCCAAATAACACTGTGCCTTCGCCTTGAAATGTCACGACAGGATTTACGCCAGAATTATACAAAGAATCACGGTTTGCTTTAGTTGGATTCCAAGCAAGTTTAATAACATTACGAATTACACCACGACTTGTACCTGCTGGTGAGAACCAAGGATCACGTTCAAGATCCGTACGAGCGCAAAGACCTGCAATGTCGCCATTTAGTGGCACCCAACGATATACATCGTTGTATTTGTCATATTGATATTTCCAGCCAGAATCCATCACAGCATATGAAGATGATGGCAATGTATTACGGAAGGCAAGAATATCAGTTGTTTCTTGGCCTGAATTATCAACACAATCTGCTTTTTCTGGCGATATAAACACCACACAATCTTTGCGTGTTTCTGCAAGAGTAATAGCATTTTCAACTGTTGCTTCAACTGCTGGGCCAGTGATAATAAGCGATACATCCTCAGAATCTGGATTAGCAACTTTGTTTAGAGCAGATTGAAGATTGCCTGCAGTTATAGAGCCGTTGGCGCCATTAGCAAGAGAGGAACTAATTCTTGTTGCTAGTAATGTGTACGATGAATTGACCGTACCCCAATTTGTTGAATCTGGATGTGATAACCACCAAATAAATTTCGATCTTTGTTCAATTACTTCTTTATAGAACAATGTTGAACCATCAAAACTTTTAGCATCAGGTGCCTTAGAGACAAATGCAAACTTTTCAAGAACTGTATTTGCTGTACCAGTAAATTTACCATCTTCGTCAACAATGATGATATGCAATTCATCATTAGCGTAAGCACCTCTAGAATTTAAAATATATGTCGAAGTATTTGGTGCTGATGTGAACGAACCCGAAAATGCCCAACCAGTGTATGTGTTAGAATCAGCAACTTCAACACGAAGTGAATTACCTAAATCGCCAGGGCATCTAGCAGCAAAACGACCAAATGTGTTTGCACCACCAGTGTGATTATCTAAGTAATCGTCTTCATTTTCAATTAAAACACCAGCACCAGCTGAAGTGGCATTTAATGTTGATGCCGAGTTAGCTGCGCGAACAACCCGAAGATTGTTTGAGTAAGCTAAAAAGTTTGCGGATGAGAACCAATGTTCATAGTTATTATTATCTGGTTTTCCAAATCTATCCGCCAATTGAACTTCATCTGAAATCGTTACGACCTCATTGACTGGACCCCAGGCAAAAATTCCGGCAAATGCGCCAATAGATGTGGCGACTGAAGGCACAACGCTAGTCAGATCAACTTCTGATACGTTTACGCCAGGTGAAAGCTGAAACGCCATGGATTTCTCCTCTTGTTATAAGTATGAATCAATTACTTGATTCTCTATTTAGTATTTTCACAACCTAGAAGGTAAATAACCCGCTGGTGGTGTTTTTTCTTGTGTATCATAATTTCCCCATACATCTTTTCCATCAATTATAACTTCTTCTTGTTGCCCATCATTAATAAAACCGACTGGTAACATATCTTCTTCAATTTGTTTGATTCTTTGTTCATAAACCGCTTTACGAAGGTTTACATCCGTAATTTCTCTAAAATATGGATTTGTTGTTAACCATCCAAAAAGAACTAACGGCATTACCAAGTCATCATGGTATCCTTCATCAGCTGCGTAAGACCCTCTAGACTCAATAAATGTGGAAATTTCTGATATAATATCTGCATCAAACACTAATAATTTTTTCTCCTCTAACAAAGACTTAAAGTTAAAACAACCTATTCGTTTAACTCTTTTATCAGTTGAAACACCAAGTTGTGTTTTGCCTGCACCGGCAAAACCACCTGAAACTTTTTGACCTTTTGAATCTCTTTGAACAAATAAAATGTTTTCATATTCATATTCTTGATATAAAATATGAGCAACTTGCTCTGAAGAATTTACCTCAACAAGCACATAAGCATTATTGTAATCTAATGCTGCTCTGTAAATAACAGATGGATATAACATCGGTGCTATTTGATTATCTCTATATTTAGCAACCACTTTATAAGGCACTTCAGTAATATCAACAATTACAAATGCAGAATAGTCGCCACCAACACCTTTAGCTGTATCTGCAACAACAATATATGAATGACCTTTTTCAGGCATTTCAAAAATGTCTAAACCATCTTTTTGATAGATTGGTTCGTTATAAGACATTTGTTCAATAACATCAGCACGAATAAGTGTAAGTGAAGAGCCAAGAAATTTACAAAGAACTTCTTGATTATATTTGACATCGCCAAGAACTTTACGTTGTTCATCTGCCCATTTTTCATCTCGACCAGGAATCTTCCAATATGGAATAAACAACGATGTAAATCCGTTTCGACCATTCTCCGCATCATTCCAAAACTTCCAAAAATGATTATAACCAAGTGGTGTAGAAGTAATGAGAATTTTAGTTGTTTGACCAGCAGAAACAACAGGATATACCGAAGTAAAAAATGCATCAGCAACGTTGTTTGGAATAATTGCTGCTTCGTCAATGTACAATAAGTTTACAGATTTAGAACGAATACCAGCAGGAGTTGTTGCAGCAGTAAAAACTTTAGAACCATTTTCTAACTCTACATCGCCTTTGTTCCAAGTTTTGACACCTTGTTGCATCCAAAGTGGAAGATTTTCATACATTAACTGATAGCGTGATAAGATTTCACGAGCAGTTTTATCTTTGTTGGCAAGAATAGCAACATTTTTATCGCCTTGAAATAATGTATACCAAAGAATGTATGCAGCTGCTGTGGTGGTTTTACCTGCCTGCCGTGACTCCATAATGATAACACGGCGTTCTTTGTGAATTAGATCAATCTTTTCTTTTTGACAATCGTATAACTTAAACTTTTGAATACCATGATCAAGCGTAACAATGTAACAATAATTATCAACAAAATAAATTGGATCTTCAGTACATTTTTTGTACTCAAGAATGTTTTCTTCGGTAAATGGTATTGTAACGCCAATCTTTTTTAGACTAGCGTTACCAAGATAATTTTCAATCATTACTTAGTGAAGCTGCGAAGCATCCAACCTTGCTTTTGATGTTTATCTAAAATATCTTGTAGAAAGTTACTAACGGCAGGTTCATTTGCTAGCTCAGCTACTGCGATACCAGCGCGAAGATGAATCATATAACGTTCATTATCATCTCTTAAATTAGCCATCATATTGAGAGCACTAGGTATTAATTCTGAGTTTGGAATGTCAGATAGTTCTAACATTCTTGGTAAAGATGTTGGTGCATAAACATCAAGAGCACGAATGTGTTCAGCGATTGTGTCTACATTATTGAAAACAGATTGATAGAAATTACCAAGAAAATCGTGGTATTGAGCAAAATCTGGACCCTCAACGTTCCAATGATATGTGTGAGCTTTAAAATATAAACCAAAAGTTGTGCCTAAAATAACTTTCATTTGTTCAATTAATTTTTCCATTTTAATCCTACTTATTTGCCTTAATGAGTTTCATTAATTCTGCGGTAGAGCCAACAAAAACAGCTTTATCAACATTAACTCCATTTGAAGATGTTTTATCTACAACTAAATCTTTTTTTCTTTTTTGTACTTCTAGTAAATCTTTATTTAGATCCGATAAATTTTTTATCATGTTGGCGGCAACTTCATATGCTCTTGGAGACTCAGAGTGTTTTGCAACTTGTAATAAATCTTCAATGGCAAAACCGCCTTTTTGAATTAACTCACGAATATTTTTACGAGCAAACTCAGCATCAGATTCTATTACATTGGTTTCTTCAGTAGGCACAATTTCTTGTTTAATAGTTTTAACTTCAATTGGCTCAACATTAAATATTTCAGATAATTTTTCGTTTATTTTTTTCATGTTACATTAGGCCAATATGTAATAGTTTCATTAAATCCAAAAGCATCATCTGGATCAGCAGTGTTTGGCAATGGTGTTGTTATAATTTGCACTTGTTTTAATGGTGTAGAATCTAAAGTTGAAATTGTAAATGAGGCATTACTTAAATCACCAACAACTTTGTCTCCAACTTCAAGATATTTGTTTAAGTTACCAACAATTAAAGTGCCTGTATTACTATTACTAAAATAAAGAACTTTGCCTGTTAATTGACGATCATCTACACGAATAGTTTCAGACCTTTGAAACTGTGAAGTCCCATTTGCAAAATCAACGTAAACAACTTGTCCATCTAAATTTTGTGGTTCAATAAAAATATTTGTATTTGCTTGACGAATAACATCACCAGATTTAATTGGTGGCCAAATAAATCCTTTAACAGTAAATGATAAATCCCAAAGAATTAATCTTGTGCTTAACATGTCTCCTTCATAATCAATAGAAGATGATACTGAATTAAGTATAATTGGTAAATCATACTTTTTATTCATATTAGGAATAAAATCAACAGTTACAGTAAAATCTGGTGTAAAAAATGGTAATATTTGTTCAAGTATTTGTGTGCCATCTTCAGTATTTCTTACATAGATTGATAAAGAAAATTCATAGTTATATGGAATTGGAGCGTATTGAGTTTTAAGTCCAGTTGAAGTATTTGCCGAAAAATTTTGTATGGTTGTTATTTGTTTACGAGTCGGATCATAAGATAAACCATCTAAATTAAATGAAATTCTTGGTACAAGTGTAGCGATTGATTTTGTTAAAGATGGATCAGAAGTAATACGAGTGATGTATTTTTCTTTTGCACCATAGGATAATGGTACTTTAAAATATTCTTTTTTTACGCCACTTTGAGTTGTTCTTGTAACAACAAGATCATTAAATAAAGTACCAAAAGCTACTACAACTTTTCGTATTGTACGATGGCTAAAAAACTCATTACCTAACATTATGTTTCACCAAATGGATTGGTTTCTGTCCAATCAAGAATGCTATCACTTTCTGTTTGTATACGGTTATTGTCTACAATATCTTCAAACGCATCATTCATTGTCGCTGTATCTGATACAACATTTGCTGTCCAAACAGCACCAGAACTTTCACCAATTACATTTGCTGAAGTAAATGTTCCTTGAACATGAATAATGTTAACATATTTACTTGCGCTAATAACATCGGAGCTTTGCACAATAGCTTGTGCATTTGCCGCAGCAAGACTTGTACCTTGATAAACTATTTCACCATTAGCATAATGACCAGAGCCAGTTGTTAATGTAATTTTTGTACGACTGTAATTGTCACGAATTTGCTCATCAATTTCAAAAACACCAGTTTCAACAATTTCATTTGAAAATACAAATTGTTTTAGTTTAAGAGCATAAACATAAACATTTCCACCTCGGCCGCGACCAAGTGTATAAAACATTGCTTGATCATTTTCATGTTCTACAAAGATAATTTCAAAAAAATTCTTTAAAAGAGGAATATAAATTAAATCACCTTCTCTTGGTCTTTCTAAATCTGACGGAGAAGTTGCATATTGAAATCTTCTGCGAGAAACCAACACCGATATTTCATCACGAATTTCTAAACCAAATTTAGAAATAAAATCACCCTCACCATCCATACCTGTCACATTTTCAAGATACATTTCGATTGGATGTGCAGTTACATATTCTTTAAGAGTATCTTCTCCATAAATATAATCAATTTCATTATTTGCTCGAACAGTTCTTGGCAAATAATAAACATCCATGCCATAAATTTGTAAAGCTTCAATAACCAAATCTTCAACAAGAAGTTGTTCTTGTGTTATTTGATTTTGAGGAAAATTATTGAAATAAAGATTAGTGGCCACAAATTATCCCGACAAGATTTCACTAGGCATACTAGTTGAATTATACATTTGTTCTTCTAAGTTTTTAATTTCTTCTATAGCCTCATCATAAATTTGTTGACCATTAAGAGTTACACCACCTGGCATTTGAATACCAGCAAACTTTTTAAGATTGGAGCCCCATTGCATTTTAATTTTTGCAGTGGCATATGCTTTTAAAAAACGATTATCAAAAACATCAGTTAAACCAGTTACTGTCATTGTTGCTGTTGCATTTGATGCCGCTGGCGCTGTCGTAAGTGTAATATTTGTTGGTGAATTAATTGTTCTAACTTGAAGTGATTCATCACCAAAATTTACAAAATCATTTTCAACAATTTCTTGGTCAAATTTTGTTCCTGTGCCTATGACTGTTGTATTACCAGAAACAAGGTTTACTGTGCCAGTTAAATTAACAAGTTCTGGATTCATTTTACGATAACACTCAATAATTACATAGTCACCAACTTCTACATCTCTTTCCCAATCAATATCTAAAAACACTTTGTTTTGCACTCGATTAAAACGAAATTGTGGTTTTCCAGAAAAAAGAAGATTTAAAGTTTGTATGTGTTGCATTGTAATTTCATAAGACACATAAGAAACTGAAGTAAAGTCATATAAATCATGCAGTCTTAGTTGATATCTAAGATCAAACATGTTAACTGATGAATTTGAATCGTCAAACGGTAAAACACCAATAACAAAAAGAACCGCATCGGGAGCATAAATCCAACGGCGGTCAATGTCAGTTTGAGTAATTTTATGCTTCATAAAGAGTTTTTCTGTACCATCATAGTGGTAATCATAGAAAAAACTCAAGGCATCATCAATACGATCATCAACTTGATCGTCATCTACATTAATATCAATAACTGGCCAACCTAATCTTCTAAGACAATAATCTTTAAACTGTAATCTTGTTGTTGGAGCAGCCATAAAAATCCTTCGTTTATCGTGTATTTATCTCACAAATACTTTAGAACTTCTGCCGGTTTTACAAAAGCCTCCTCTCTATAATCACATTGTTCCCATAACCAAAATTGTTTTTCACGCAAATACGAACGATCTTTTAATAAATTAATATTTTCCGAATGACCAAATATTAAAGGATCAGACTGTCCAAAAAGCACAATACCTGGTTTGTTAGAATTCCAAGCTAAATGTTGAAAAAAACTATCAACTGAAATCCATATTCGACATTCGTTTATGAGGTTTCGCAACTCAGTAATTGATAAATTTTTACGAAAATTTTCAACTAATTGCTCTTCACCATCGATGCCAACTTGTATGATTGGTTCTTGAATAAGAGATATTAATTCTTTCCAATATGGATAATTTTTTGGATTTTTTTTACCATCTCTAAGTTCTTTTGAGTATGGAGAAATAATAATCATTTTACACCATACATCTTTCTGAAAGCTTTCTCTAAAGAATTTTTCCAATTCCATTGATCCATTTTTTTGTAAATACTGTAACAATCTAAATCACCAAAAAGTCTCATAGCATCATCGATGCTTCTGCCTGGAACTATTTCAGGATAACACGAAAATACTGCAGCATTTTTTATTAATGGTAAAACACTAGTAAACACCAAATGATCGCCCATGCCAGAGTTTAAAACAACGATTGTTTTATCTTTATACTCTAAATGATTTCTAAAAATATATTCATCATGGTCAAACATATCCTTTTGAAATGTTCTAATGCCACCATTTCGATTTCTTAAATGCCAAGTTACTGTATTTGGTATAACAAGAAGTTTATATCCTTTTTGTTTTAAACCAAAAGTAAAAAGTGTTTCTTCTCGGTGAGCAACCTGAGATAAACCTAAATTGTAGTCATGTATTCCAGCACGATATAAAAATGAACAATGTAAATGATCTACTTCTTTTATATCTTTAATATAATCCCATTGAATATTTTGTTCATCAATATCGTCAATCTTACCAGTTGAATTTAATCCTTTAATAAATGGCGGTGTTAGTACAGAACCACCAACAGCACCAACATCTGATGCGGTATGTTTATATAAATTTTCTAAAACATTTGAATCAGCTATAGTATCATCATCTAAACGCCAAACCCATTCATAATCCATGGTATTGGCCATTTGATGATTAAAATGTTGGCCTTTTTTCTGACCAAAAATAACTTGCCATTCGATATTTTTTTCATCCAACATACGAAAAAGATATTCATAGTGTTGTATTTCTCTTATATCTTTTGGTTGTTCATTATCATCAAAAATAACCAACTTATTTGGTTTTAAAGTTTGTGTTATAACTGATTGAATTGCCATTGGCAAAGTTGTGTCATATCGGCCTCTGGTCGAAATAGAACATAATATGTTGGTCATTTAAAAGCTTCCACTGTCAAAAACAAATGATGTGTTTCATTCATAACATATTTAGATGCAGGTCGAACACGGTTAACTGTTTGAAAACCAGCCCAACCAAGATTTGCTCTTAATTGTGTTTCAGTAAATAAAAATTTATGTGTTTGGCCTGGTATCCACGCATGAGCAAAAAAATGTCCGTATAAAAGAATACGCCACTGTTCAATATCCATGCCGGTTGCTGGATTACCTTCAACAAATGATCGGCAAGTTTCTAAAAAGTCTGGCGTTTCAAGATATAATTTGCCGCCAGGTTTTAACACACGATACCACTCTTTGAGAACCTCTTGTATTTCAAAAAAATGAAAATGTTCAATGATATGAAACGCTTTAATTTCATCAACAGTATTGTCATCATATGGTAGTTTTTGTACATCAAGACGAACATCGCATTTAGCATCTTCAGGTGCATATAAATCAATGTTAATATAATTTTCATCATAATCATGGCCGCAGGCCAAATGTAATTTTAAAGATGGTAATTGTTGATGTTTTTGCCAAAATAAATTCATTTTTGAGGCACCTTTAGATGCTTCAGTATTGTTTCTAACCAAATAACGAATAGTAATTTCTGAATCCTTAAAGAACACATGGCCTTTTTCATATAATCTTAACCACATATCCCAATCTTCAACACTGTTTATTGTATCATCAAATTTTGTATCTAAAAAACACCGTGCATTAGCAACTACACTTGATATCCAAATAAAATTGTTGTGTCTTAATTGTTTACCAATAAATGTATGTGGCACAACAATATTATAAGGAAAAAGAACATTGCCGTTTTCATCACAAAATTGCGGTGTTGAATAAACAACATTACAGTTTTGTGTTTGTAAAGTTTCTAAGGCTCTTTGTAAATGATTTGGAAACCAAACATCATCTGAATCTAAAAATGCAATGTAATCGCAACCAACAGCAAGCGCAGATTCAATTGCTCGATTTCTTGCGTAAGCTTGTCCTTTATTTTGTTCGCCTTTAATGTAAACTAAAGATGTGTTTGCAAATAAAAGTTCTTGTAATCCTTTTTCTACACCATCAGTTGAACAATCATCGTATATATAATGAACAACATTTCCCATATTTTGTGTTTTAACAGAATTAATGGCATGAAAAATATGTTCAATATCATTGTATAATGGTGTTATAATGCCTATTTTAAGGTGATTCATATTTTTTTCTTTTTTCCAATCTTGATTATACTTAGTTGCAACTCTAATTGCATTCTTTAAAAATATTTCTTTCCAATTAGGCACTAATTTATTATCGTGAACTGTGCCTTCGCCAAGATGATAGATTGGAAATGAACCAGTAAAGTATTTTTTATTAAGTTTTATTTTACTTGAAACTTCGACAACTTCAAAACCCGCAGCCTCAGTTAAAATACAAAACTCCATATCTTCACCAGAGCCTGTGCCATATTCTTCATTAAGTAAACCAATTGTGTCAAAAACTTTACGATCAATCATTACACAAAAAAATACCGCAAAATCTTTTTGCATTACTCGTGAGTATTCTTTTACCACACAAGTTATACCACATTTTGAATTATCAAAGCCAGATGCTAATAAATTTAACCAAGTATTTTTTTCTTGATTTAAAAATTTAGTATCGTTATTGAGAAGAATTATTTTTTCACCAGAAGAAGCTAAAATACCAAGATTTGTAGCTTTTGGATAACCAAGTGGTTCATCAGACCAAATCACTTTTAGATTTGGTATGAAAGATTTAAGATCGTTTAGGTAATCTTTTGTATTATCAGTACACCCATTAGCAGATATAATTATTTCTACATCTTCTAAATCGGTATACTGAACGATAGATTCAATACATGGTTTAAGAAAATCATCACAATGATTATATGTCGGTATCACCACACTGTATTTCATAATAATTCCAAAATTTTATTTCTTTAATTTATCAATTTCCTCTTTTAGTTCTTTAACAGCCTCGATTAAAACAGCTATAATATTGTTATAAGAAACTGATTTAGCTCCATTAGAATTTTCAGATACAACTTCAGGTATAATTGATTCAACTTCTTGAGCGATAACACCAAGATGTTTTTTCTTAGAGTCTTTCATTATATATGAAACACCACGAATGTCAAGTATTTTGTTTAATGCGTTATAAATTGGTTGAATATCTTCTTTATATAATAAATCCGATAAAGTATTAAAATCAGTAGCGCTTAATTCGCCAGTTGATGGTCTAAAATAAAGTTTAGATGATGATGCAGTTGCAGTTTGATTTGAGCCGGTGGCTGCAACAAATACTGGATAAAAATCTGAAGCTGTAGATGTATCATTTGTAGCATTAATTATAGTTGATGGGCCAGAAGCACCAGAATAACCAGATATACCAGAATAACCAGATAAACCAAAGCCAGAGAAACCAGAATAACCACTAGAACCTGGATTATCACCAGAATAACCTGAAGTGCCTGAGATACCTGAGTAACCGGATATACCAGAATATCCAGAATAACCGGATATACCAGAATAACCAGAATATCCAGAATCACCAGAATATCCAGAATAACCAGATATGCCAGAGAAACCAGATATACCTGAATATCCAGAATCACCAGAGTAACCAGATATGCCGGAATAACCAGAGATACCAGAGTAACCAGATATGCCGGAATAACCAGAGATACCAGAGTAACCAGAATAACCGGATATACCAGAGAATCCTGAGTAACCGGATATACCAGAGAATCCTGAGTAACCTGAGATACCAGAATATCCAGAGTAACCTGAAGTGCTATCACCTGAATATCCAGATATGCCGGAATAACCAGAGACACCAGAGTAACCTGAGATACCTGAATAACCTGAGATACCAGAATATCCAGAATAACCGGATATACCTGAGAATCCTGAGTAACCGGATATACCAGAGAAACCAGATATACCAGAGAAACCAGATATACCTGAATAACCGGAGATACCTGAATAACCTGAGATACCAGAATATCCGGAAATGCCTGAGTAACCTGATATACCTGAGTAACCAGAGATACCAGAAAATCCTGAATATCCTGATCTTCCTGAAAATCCCGAAATACCAGAGTATCCAGAATAACCAGATGGTCCTTGACCAGAATAACCAGAATAACCAGATATACCAGAGCCTAATAGGCTACTTAATGTTACACTCATCTTAGTTTCTTATAAATGTCATTAATTATTTCTTGTTGTTCTTTAACAGCCTCAATTAAAACAGCAATAATTCTGTTATACGCAACTGTTTTTAGACCATCACTATTTTGCGAAACAACTTCAGGCATAATTTTTTCAATTTCTTGAGCAATAACACCCATTGATTTTTCTTTTGAATCTTTCATTATATATGAAACACCACGAAGATCCAATATTTTATTCAATGCATTTTGAATTGGTTGAATATCTTCTTTATAAGTTACATCTGAGAGCGCATTAAAATCAGTGGCGCTTAGTTTACCAGTTGAAGGTCTGAAATAAAGTTTAGATGATGATGCAGTTGCGGTTTGATTTGAACCAGTTGCAGCAACAAATACTGGATAAAAATCTGAAGCTGTAGATGTGTCATTTGTAGCATTAATTGTAGTTGATGGACCGGAAGCACCAGAAATACCAGAATAACCGGATATACCAGAGAATCCTGAGTAACCGGATATACCAGAGAATCCTGAATAACCGGATATACCAGAGTAACCAGATATGCCGGAATAACCTGAGATACCTGAGTAACCGGATATACCTGAGTAACCTGATATACCTGAGTAACCTGATATACCTGAGTAACCACTTGGACCAAGATCACTAATTGAAATGGTACCAACCATACCACCGTGATATTGACAAATATAATATAATGTGCTCGGTGCATCATACGGCACAGCAAAAATAATTACGCCAACTGCTGCTCCGTTATTAGTTACGCCACTACTATATGCGCTGCCTGTGCCTGTAACCGCAGCAGTTTTAATCCAAAATGGATGACCTGATGCGTTTACATTAAAAATATAAGAAAAACCACGAAGCAAATATAAAGTTGGATTATTTGACCCATCAATTACATATGCACTAGATCCACTGTTTGTTACAGAATATGAGCGAGAGCCTGTGTAACCAGAAATACCTGAATAACCAGATGTACCTGAATAACCGGATATACCAGAGAATCCTGAGTAACCTGAGATACCAGAATATCCAGAGTAACCTGAGATACCAGAATATCCAGAGTAACCTGAAGTGCTATCACCTGAATATCCAGATATACCTGAAAATCCTGATATACCTGAATAACCAGAAGTGCCCGAAAAACCCGATTGGCCTGAGAAACCAGAGTAACCAGAAATACCTGAATAGCCAGAGTAACCAGAAATACCAGAGTAGCCGGATATACCAGAAAATCCTGAATAACCGGATATACCAGAGTAACCTGAGATACCTGAGTAACCAGAATCACCAGAGTAGCCGGATATACCTGAGAATCCTGAATAACCGGATATACCAGAGAATCCTGAGTAACCGGATATACCAGAGAATCCTGAGTAACCGGATATACCTGAGTAACCGGAGACACCTGAGTAACCAGAATATCCAGATATGCCAGAGAAACCTGAATAACCCGATATGCCAGAGAAACCAGATATACCTGAGTAACCAGAAATACCTGAAAAACCAGAGTAACCGGAGATACCTGAGAAACCAGAAATACCTTGGTCGCCCTTATCGCCTGTTACGGTAAATGTAATGACAACATTTGTGCTATTTGAAAATGGTGTAGAAACACCAGACACATATGAAATAGGCACATCGAAGTGTAAAGTATCATCAACATGTGTGCCAGTAATAGCATAAATTACAAAGTTAAGAGTATTCGCCTCTTCAGTAATCTTAGTGTAGCCTTTGATTGGGCTTGAAGAATCGTCAATTGTTGTAAGAAACGAATAAATGTTTGAGAGGAGTCGGTCTTGATCGTGAATAGTTAGTGTAGTTGCTGACGATAGTGTAGCATTATTAACATTTAAACGTCCTGCGCCTGGATCTGCTGTGTCTGTTTTAGTGTCAAACTTGTAGTAGAATGATGCACCGCCAAACTGACCATCACGGCCAGAATATCCCGAAGCGCCTGAATAACCAGAGAAACCAGATTGTCCCGAATAGCCAGAGAAACCACTAAAACCAGAAACGCCTGAATAACCAGAAAATCCTGAAGTACTATCGCCAGAATATCCAGAAATGCCTGAGTAACCAGAAGCACCAGAGTAACCAGATATGCCAGAATAACCTGAGATACCAGAAAACCCAGAAAATCCGGATTGGCCCGAAAAACCGGAATAACCAGAATTACCTGAATAGCCAGAGTAACCAGAAATGCCAGAAAAACCGGAGTAACCGGAAAATCCTGAAGTACTATCGCCAGAATATCCAGAAATGCCTGAGTAACCAGAAGCACCAGAAGCACCAGAAAAACCAGATTGGCCAGAAAAACCACTAAACCCTGAGATGCCAGAAAAACCGGAGTAACCGGAAATGCCAGAAAAACCGGAAATGCCAGAAAATCCTGAAGTGCTATCACCAGAATAACCTGAAATACCTGAATAACCAGAAGTACCAGAGTAACCTGAGATACCTGAGTAACCAGAATAACCTGAGATACCAGAGTAACCAGAGATACCAGAGTAACCAGAAATGCCTGAGAAACCGGAGTAACCTGAGATACCTGAGAAACCTGAGAAGCCTGAAGTACTATTGCCAGAATATCCAGAAATGCCTGAATATCCAGAAGTACCAGAATATCCAGAAATGCCTGAGTAACCTGAGGTGCCGCTAAATGCTACAGTGCCATTAATTCCAGAGTAACCTGAGATACCTGAGTAACCAGAATCACCAGAGTAGCCGGATATACCTGAGAATCCTGAATAACCGGATATACCAGAGAATCCTGAGTAACCTGAGTAACCAGAGTAACCAGAAAATCCTGAAGTGCTATTGCCAGAATATCCAGAAATGCCTGAATATCCAGAAGTACCAGAATATCCGGAAACGCCTGAGTAACCTGAGGTACCTGAGTAACCTGAGATACCAGAACCCGAAAAACCGGATCTACCGGAGTAACCACTAGAGCCAGGATTATCTCCACTATAACCAGAATAACCTGAAGCGCCTTGCACGCCAGCTCTTACTGATATTCTTGCCATTTTGTTTTATCCTTTTATCTGGTGACGTTAGGCAGGACTGTTGCAATTCCTTCAAATATTCTTTGAATAGAATTGTTTGACGTATCATTCATTTCAACATCAAACACATAACGGCCAGCACGAAGATTAGCAGTTGTGTTAGCAGTAAGAGTCATAGCAACAATACCATTTGCAGAGTCAGTTATTGAAATGATAAAATCAGTTGCTGTGGATGAATAATAAGATTTTCTAAGTTGAGAAGTTATAGTATGATTAGACAAGCTTCGCGGTGTTTCATCACTATTTGTAACTTCAATTTGCATTGCAAAGTTAGCACCAGATTCTATATCTAATTCAATAAAGTCTGCCAAAATACAGTCTCCTCTTTAGACGGTATTTAGTCAAAAGAGAAGTTATAATTTTTAATTTTAAAAAAAACTTTAAATCGATGCTTTCATAAATTTTTTGGTACCAATTTTAATTCAAGTCAAATATTACTCTCGTAAAAAGAATTCTTAATTGCTTTCTTGAATCAGAGTCTCATGTGCCATCTTAGACGGCAGGAGGAGAGGACTTAATGATAGCCGGTGGAAGCTCAGCCTCAGACTTCTCAGGCGCTGGCAGCTGAGGTGCTGCTTGCTCTTGAATAACTTGAATCAAAGAAAAAACTTCTTGATACGGGCGAGTGCCCAGATATTGTAGGATGCCGTTAACGAGCGGCAGGGTCAGTTCAATTTTGGTGTCGTTCACTTTTTTTCCTTTATTTGGCTGTAGGAGAAGTAATCCATGGTAGTTTTGGAGAAAGTATCGGCGGGTTTATTTGATTGTCGATCTGATGCTGCACGGCGGCTTCGGTTGCAGCCTTATCGACTCCATTGGCCCAACACCAACCCAGCACTTGATCTTGAGTCAAATTTGAATATGGCGTGAAATCGCCCTGAGTGATCGGGAAGCTGCAAGTGTTGTAAACTTGAGCCGTGTATTCGCCATTAACACCTGTACATTCCCAATGCACCACAGTCACATAATCAGCACCTTGCGGTGTCTCCGGGACGCAGTTTAAAGCGGAGATAGTCCATATAATTTGAGTCGTCATTTTAGTTTCCTTTCTTATTTAGTTTCACGTGCAATCACTTGTGCGTGAAAAGATTGAATTTTTGCCAGCAAAAACTACACCAGTGAGAATACACCTGTTACGGCAGTTCCAAAGATGCACGAAGTAACAACGGCATTGATGAACATTTGAATTTTCATAATTTTTGTCAAGAAAAAGTAATCAAAAAGTAATCAAAGCAAGACCATGATTGCCGCTTTGAACAGTGCCACCAATATCTACTTTGCCAGAAGCGAAACCAGCCAGCAACGTACCGGGGTTGTGAGCGGTAGCGTAGCTGCCCGTGATCAAGATACCGCTACTTACGAGTCCTGCGTTTATGTAACCACTGCCGCCACCGGCGGGCCTTGCATCACTTGTGCCGCCACCGCCGCCATAGTAGCCGCCACCACCGCCGCCGCCACCATCATTGCCGTCGGCCCTTTGTCCTGAGCCGTTACCACCTTGCAAATAAGACCCGGGGGCGTTGTAGGTGTATGAGTTTCCACCACCGAATTGAGTCCCGCCAGTGGAGCCACCGCTGCTGGCGTCTTGGCCAGAACCGCCTCCGCCGGCGCCGGCGCTGCCAAAGTATCCGCAAGTACCTCCACCGCCACCCGCACTCACAAA